GCAATTTATCAGCGTGAATAGGGTCGAATGTAAATGCCCATCCCTGAGAAGGAGGAACTTGATAATATTGGTAGGGAGCCAATGCCTCACCTTTATACAATGCCGTACGCATTTCAACAAATTTATTATATGCTTTAGTTAATTCTGGTATTTGATTTGGTATACTAACAAATTGATCAAAAAAGGTCAAGTCTATGGCGAATAGAAACCCGTATGTAAAAGGAGAAGTTAAATAACAATAATCACAAGGTAATGGAAGCAAACTAATGGTGTCATCCGTTTCACTAATCCAATAGAACGCTGCCCCATCTGTCATCACTTGTAAGTCTGCTTTTGGTATTTGATATCTAATATTCATCTTTTGTAATGTACGTAAACATATATCATAAGCATGTAAATAATCATCTTCATTAATATTAACTTCTATATCTGAATCAGATGGTAGGAGTTTATAATTGAATGCCTTCAACGAATGTAAGTACCACACACTACGATTATATTGTCCCACAGCATATGATAAATATTGACTTAAATGCCTTAAATTCTGATCAAAGTATTGTGGGGCTAACAACCATTTCTCAATTTGTTCTGAAGACGCTGCCATAGGATTAACATTAACTTTTTGCAACAACTGTTCGGAATAAATTGGTTGATATGTGCCATTTGAAGACGAATTCGAGGTTAACCATTGTGTACGTTTTAATTGTTTACTTAGATTATCTGAAAATATTCGACGTTTATGATCATCGGTAAATGTTTTGATAAATTCATCTAAAGGTTGACCTAATGCAGATTCTATTTTTTGCATTTGCTCAGGAGTAGCAAGTTTTTCTTTTCTGGGTCTTCCTGGCTTTCTTTTTTCCGTCAAAAGAGATTCCTCCTTTCTTTGATTATGTAATTATATTTATTTATCTGAATATACGTGAGAACATACTTCCATTGCTTGAAGAGTTTGATGAGTTTATTTTCCTTGTGAAGTTTGCAAAGTTAGAGAGGTCATTGTCACCATTGTTCCTATTAACAATATTTTTTCTTCTTAAATCATACAAAAAATGAGAGAGCATAATAATAGTATAAAATCTATCATCGTGTACTTTCCCTTCTTTTTCTTTAGACATCCTATACGACTTACTTGTCTTTTCTGGATTCTCAAATTTGTAGATAGCAGTTATTTCATTTTTTAAAACATCAATATTCATCAATGCAATTTCTTCTTCCATTGTTAATGATTTAGTTACAAGTTTAATTTCTTCGCCAACAGACTTCTGTAAAGTGACATAGCCCCTTGCCGTCATATTCCTTTGGAAATTTAATTAAATCTAGTTGCATTAATTCTACAAATTCATCACACATTTGAGTTCTATATTTATTAGGAGATAATAAATTAATTTTATTGCTTGCATTTGGATATTTACTTGAATATCCTGCGTATAATTCATAACTTTGGTCTAAGAATCCTTTATGCTTGATTCCCTTTGCATCAGTCCAATCTTCTAATAAGTTATCAGAATATGCACTTACGCCACCGCCACCAGCACCGGCATCAATTTGAAGAACCTCTATATTTTCATAATCTGGTGAATTACCATTGTATGCCAATATATAATCTTTTAATGATTTAATTTGATCTGGAGATGCCATTTTGATTCCCTTTTTACTAGCCAAATCGACTAGATTAGTACAGTTTACAATTTCTCCATAATAACCAATATCTTTATCCTCAATTATTTTCATTACAGTTACAATCGAGTTATCCCCACTACGAGCCGGATCAAATGCCAGTGCATATTTACCTCCATCAACGAAATGAAGTTCTGGCAATATAAAGGTTTCGTTTCTTCTAACCTGACCCCACTTTACAATTTGGTTTTCTCCACCGTCAGTTGTGAACTTGTTGAAGTATTCGCGTAAGGCTTTTTCTCTATTAGCAGACATTGCATTATCTACTTTAGATTGTTGTAAGAGAGCAGGATAAACCTTTCCATCCATCAAGGGATGTAAGGGGATTTCACATGGAATATCACAACAAAAATATCTCTTATCTCCAAGAAACATTTTTTTAGCAAAGTCCTTATATTTTCTATAAAATATCGTATCAACATCACTTGCCGAAGATGCATAAACTAGTTGAGTAGGACATTTCTTCCTTAATACTTTTAAATTAAAGTCTTCTTCGATTGACGTTATAAAATTCAAATCTTGTGTAGCAAAAGCTTCTGATACAGCAATTAATTCATCAGAAGAAAACCCCGCCTCATCAAAAAAAACCATCGTAGCCCTTTTGCTCCTGTTATTATCTGGATTGCCGTTGAGCGTAAATATTTCACTTCCATTATAAAATTCAACATGGAATCCTGTTTGAGAATGACTAAATCCAGTTTTACATGCAGGAGATTTTACGGTCTCATTTGCTGCAATATCTTTTAATGATGCTATAGAATTTGATGTTTTACCTATTCTTAAACAAATTTCCTCTATCTTTGTAAAAGTCTCCTGTGCTTGTGAACCAACAGAGGAGATTATATATATGGCCTGATTCTCATATAGAATAGCTTTTAAAATCATCAATATAGCACCAAGAAAAGATTTTCCAAAGTTACGCGAACAACACCAAACTATATGAGGGGTATTCCATGATTGCTCAAGAATATATTTTTGGCTATCCATGAGCTTAATTCCTAGCAAAATCTCACATGCGATTATTGGATTACGGCGAAGATATTTAATGGTTTTTGCATTATCATCGTACATTTCTATTTTTCTTGTACTTAAAATATCTTTTGATCTTTTAGTTGTCATATTTAATCGCCACCAATAACGGATGTTTTGTTAGTATTATCAATTATCACATTTAACTTTCTATTTTCTTCCTCTAAATCTTCTACTCTAGATTGAGATTCTTGAATTAATTGTCTTTGTGTATTTAACATATCTGTATAGTCATTTTCATCTAATTGCAATTGTTCAAGTAAGCTTTTATTCGATATATCTGCGGTCATTTTCATTCCATGTGCTTTATTTTGATCATAATAATCTTGTTCAGCATCTTCAAATTTCAGTTCTCTATATTGTTTCATAAGACTAGAAAGAGTAGACTTCCCTGCCGATTTATCTCCGCGATTTTTAACGGAAATTGAATTTTCTTTTGCAATTTTATCTGTACTAGTTACAATTTGATTTTTTGTTGCAGTTAAAGACTTTATTTCCCCTTGATTCGATATTAGTGTTTTTGCATCATTACTAAGAGTGGCAATGACCAAATCAATTTTTCTTATTTGATTATTGTTATTAACTAATTGTAAGATTTGACTTAATTTAAATGCATCGTCCACAGTATCTTCATCAAGATAAGCAATTAATTCATTATAAAGAAATTTTTGATCGAAATTAGAATATCCATCAAAAGGGTTGTATCCTACAAGTCTAATTACATCTTTTTTCACTTGTATGTCTGACTCTGATAACTGAATATTATAATCTAAATCTTTTACCTCAAGTTCAAGGGAATTGGTTATTGCATCTTTCCCACCATCTTTATTAAATAAAAATTTGGGTTCAAAACCAGTTACACCACTATTTTTTGCTCCTAATGAATTTATTTTTGTTATGTAGACTTTAAATATGTGTGATGTTTGATTGTTCAGATATTGCTTAGTCGCTCCGTCATAATCCCCCTCGCTAAAAGGTATATCAAATTTCATACATGTTATATAGATGGAATCCTTAATATCTTTCAATACTCCATAATAAGTATCATATGTATTTAACACACATTCTTTGCAGAAAACCATCACTGATTGATTATTTGCGTATAAAGGGGAATTACTTTTATAAAATTCTTTAAAAGATTTTCTTTCCCCGCACATAGGACATTTAATTATATTATTATTTATGACTTGTGGCACAGAAATACTCGTTGCCACCGATTTTGTTCTTGCCACTAAGTTGCACTTCCTTTTATATTAACTTATATCTTTTAATAATTCTATAAATTCCCCTAACTCATATCTCTTTTTAAATTCCTCAAAATCCTTGATACTGGGTTCCTTTGAATATAGCGAGTGGAAAAGATTATGAATTTTATTACTAATACAAACTCCAAGGGGATATTTATTATGTAATTCTACAACTAAGTGCTTAATAGATATATATTCCTCTGACGTATATTCTTGTTGAATCTCTATTTTTAAAGTGACAAGTGCTTCTTTAATTATTGCATTATATGGTTGTAAATGATGAACATCAAAATTCTTTACACCTGTGAAGATACACTTATTATCACAAGATATCTTAGAATCTTTAACCCATCTCCCTAGACTACTTCTTAGACTTTTATTAAGTTTTGATAATGAATTTTCTACTCTGCAATATTCACAAGGCATTTGTGTATTCTTTAATCCAGAGTAAGAAACTTGCTGAACAAAATCTAAATGATTTAAACACCTAAATTTGATAGGTATATCTTTATTTCTATATTCATCAGCATCTTCAAGAAGCAAACCTCTAGATTTGTAATAACTCGCAACTTCATCTTTATCTGTCCTTAAAAATTCATTCCTAGATTCACATGCACAATAATTACATTTATGTTCGGATGCTAATAAAGTTACATAATTTTTATATTGAATATCTTTGTCTATATGATCTGGACAAATAAATGGCAACATTTGACTGTTTTTATTATATTCGTCTATATTAAATTTTGGGATTAAACCTCTGTCTATAAATGCCTGAAATACTATGTTTCCGTCTAGTTTGTTTGATTCAGCACATAATTCTCCCTTGCCATAATTACAACAACCTTTATTCTTCTTTATATTTGCATAATTCGTTTCTTGTACACCAAATTCCCTATGGTGGTTACAGATAAATAAAAGTCTTGATCTATCATTGCCATAGTCAGACTCGTTACTCAATAATTCTAAATCCTTTTCTTTAAAATCATTCTTAACTTCTTTAAATGGAGTTTGTTGCCTTTTACTTGATTCTTTTCGTGATGATGCTAATTGAGTATGATACTCCACACCGTATATTTTTAAATTTGATTCTTTACTTTTTAATACCATACATTTTCTATTGCTACAACAATCTTTATTTATAGTGCTTCTAGCACTTAATAATCTACGATATTCAGGGAAATAAGTTTCTCCACAATAATCACATTTTGCTTCAACTTTTATAGTTGAATTAATTTGCACGTCTTCTATTTTACACTCAAAATATTCATTAACTTTAGTCCATTTATATCCTTTTTCTTCATACCACTTACGAGTAAATACATTCCATCTAACCATTGCTGTTTTACTAATTAACATTCCCAAAACCTCTTTCTGCACATAATTATTTATCTGCACTTAAAAACATAAAGAAGATAGGTGTGCAGAGAATCAGGAGCTACCTGAATCTATACCTATCTTCTAGTCCTCAAATTTTCATTTTTGGGACCAACAAAAGGCATATACATTTCTGCATATGCCCTCGACTTGATCACAAAACTATAAAACTATATCTATTCTAAATAAGTCCCACATCTATCACAAAACTTAGCATCAGATTTACTAAACTTCCCACAAGTTCTACACTGTAATTTATCTCTTACAGTAATAATCTTTTCAACATCTTTTCCAATATCATTAATACCCTGCAATTTTAATATAATCACATGAGATTGCTCTTCTAATTCTCCAATATTACCAGACTTAAACTCTTGCTTTATTTTAGAACCTCTAACTGTAATTCCGTTGTCAAAGCTATCCAAACCACAATTTTGTGCTGAAATATTTTGTGAAGATAAACTATGCTGACTAATATTACTAATATCTGAAGACATTAAACTTTTTGTTTGTGTTGTGCTATTATAATTGCAATTAAGTAAAGAAGTAGATGTAGTAAATGTAGGGTTATTAACCCATGTTGGATCAATAGAAGTAATAACATTATTAAATATAGATGGTCTATAATCCCACCCATATTGATAATTAATCTTCTGAGTCATAGGTTTTTGCTTTTCATATGTAAATTCAATTCTCACTAAACCATCATCTATTTTGTCTCCACGAAATTCAGAAATTTCTTGTGTCTTTGGTATAAATTTGAACTTATTCTTAGCGATACAATCATTTAGAAATCCTTCTAATTCAGTTGTATCATTTGGATTAATTAATAAAGACTGACCATTAAGTACGTCCTCGCCATCAATTTGAATCTTGACTTTTGCTTTTCTTGATTCCATATTCTTAATATAAATAGAATACTCTGAACCAAAGGGTATTTGAATAACCCCTTCTTTTTCTCTAAGTATTTTACCGTTATTCTTGAGACAGACTACCATTTTCTCTTGATACATTTTGATCATCCTTTCTAGAGCACTGACTAAACTCTAAATATTAAAGTCAGTTAATTTATGTAACTTATTTTGTTACACAAGAATACCTATCCCCATAAACTTAAATAAAGTAAGGGATAGGCACTATCTACAACAAAATTTAAATTAATTTAATCTAAAAAATCTAACATTTCTTCTCTGCTATCTTCAAATCCAATTGCCTTAGCAGTTTGAAGTAAATCATAAAGGGTATTTCTAAGTTCACAACCGCAGGTACATTCAATATCTTCAATTAAATCCGCATAATGTTCTACTAATGCAATATCATTTTCTTGATATTCAGTAAATTCTCCACGAGCAGATTTACAATCAACACATCGACATGGTTCAACAACTTCATCTTCCTCAGTTGCAAGTTCTTCAATTTCTGCTTGCTCTGAGAATGTATCAACATTTACAGGAAGTCCATCAATTGAATATACCTCAGACCATTCTTGATTCTCTTTATCATAGATTGATTCATTTCCAAATACACGCATTAATATTATTCCACCTTATACTTTTATTTTAATGTAATTATTTACGTTAGATTTAAAGTTCAGAGTTTTCCTTTGCATTAGAAACATGCTTAGAAACTTCAATAGAAGAATTTGCAGATATCTCAGATACCTTAATGTTATTCTCAATATTCATCTTGTTAAAAATTGTTGCTACAGAATCCTCTACAGAAAAACCTGCATTAATTAATCCTGTGTACATCCCAGCAAAATAACTAGAATCCTTCAATCCTCTGACAAACTCAGTTTTATCAAATTGAATACCAACATCTTCTGCTAAATTCTCTGTAGAAATAAACAATGGTTCACAGAAAATAACCATATCTGAATCAGACTTATTTAATTCTAAAGGTAGAATTGGGTCTTCTGTTTTTGCTTCTTTATCCTCTGTTGACATATTAAGTCTCCTATTTCCTATAAAATTTTATCTACATTATGTAATCAATACAACCCAAGTCCAAAGCTTGAGAGGGAGTTAAAATCCAATCTTGTTTCTTTTCTTTAACTTCATCTAATCTTGATTCTGGAATCTTAGTATAATTAAGAATCAACATTTTCATTATGTCCCATAATCTTTTCATCTCAGTAACTTCATCTTCTAACTCTTGAAGAGTCCCCTGAATCCAACACGATGGCTGATGTGCTAAGGATTTACTATACCTATAAGCTCTTCTCTCAGAACCAACAATTAATAGCATAAATGCCATTGATGATGCATCTGCTTGATCAGTAGTAATGATTTTATAACCAATGTCTTTCAATTCTTCGACTTTGGAAATAATACTTAGACCTGAACTGATACTCCCTCCTGGTGAATCAATGAGAATTTCTATAGGATCTCTTCTAGAAATATGTTTTCCAGAATTATTATCTAGTGCAACAATTCTATCTAGAAAATATGTAACCTTAAATGCTGAATCTGAATCTATAATCTCATTTATGTACACTTTTCGATCTCTAATAGCAGAATTAATCTTCATTTCTTCTATAACTTTATCTGACTGAACCATAATTTCCATATATGTATTACCTTTCGGATACTAAAATTTATTTATTACTTTAAGACGCAAACTTCCAAATAAATCCATGAGTATAAGGTCTTCCACCATTACAACATCTTGAAATCATCTTATATCCTATGCCAGTTACACGTTCTGCTTCTCTGGCTGATTCAAAACTTATAATAAAGTTATCTTCTAAATCATATTGATTAACCTGTTTAGAATTTTTATTTTTAACAGTATAATCTTTTAAATTAAATAACTCTGCATTATAATTATGTTTATATATCCATATAAATCCTAGAGCAGTTTTTCTGCCATAAACATTATTACAACACGCTCTTATATTTCTTGTATTATATAAGAGGTTTCTATGTATATCAGAAGTACCACGCCATTCATTTATTATATTTCCATTTAAATCTATTTGTAAAATAGGCTTATTATTATGATTCGCAAGAACCCTTATTTTTCTAGTTCCTTCTGTAAGAGTGTAATTTTCCCCTCCAGATGTGCAATTGTAACCGAATTTAAAATTATTAGACTTAAACAAATTAATATAATAAGATTCCTTTTCTCCTAATAATTCTTTATCACATTCTTCAATAATACTAAAGGAATAATTTTCTTCACCTTGCTTATTCCATGCCCTTTGAATATACCTATTTTGGTGTAAGTTATGTCTTAGATAATATTTATGATCTTTCCATCGCTTTTTAATATTGACGCTTTGACCAACATATATTTTACCATTAACTAAGTTCTCAATCTTATAAATCCCACTAATATTGTTTTGACTCACATCCCCATCTCCTTTATTTTTGCAAACAAAAGAGATGGCAGAGAAACATTCTGCCATCCAAACCTCCATATAGAGAAACAGTCTAAAGGAGGATATTATATTTAAATTATTACTTTAAACGACAATCATAAGCACACAAGAATCCCTTGTCACCTATAATAGTTACTGTTTGACTGGTTTCACCCGAATATCTATTATTTGTACAATATTCATCATGTGTTACCCAAACCCCACTAGTAATAACTTTGCATCTATCAACAGTTAGTATTTCAAATGTATGTTTATGTCCTAAAAATATTAGTTTAGGCTTTTTATCTAATAATGCTAACATTTGACTTGGTGCAGTCTTTACATTACCATAATCACCATGACTTAAAACACAATAATTACCTTTAACATAAAATTCAGCAATTGTATTATCCAATATAGACTTTTCAAACGTCACATTCTTTAGATTAGCAGTTCTTAATTCTATAAATTCTAAAACAAAGTTCTCATATCTATCCTTATTTTCACTTTTATCCTTAAATTCCCCTTGGCGAGAGTGGTTTCCTGTTACAAAATGCACAATAATTTCTTCAAAGTGATTACTCAATTTTTCAATAAACTTAGAAGCATATTCAGAGAATCTCTTTGTTTGTTCAACGATTCCATATTGATTGTTTCTAATGATGGTTTCATGGATTATTCCACTTAGGGCATCGCCTGAGAAGCATAAATGACATTTATTAATCTTCTCTTTTTTATTAATATCTAAGATTTGCAAAGTGTAGTCCGCTAATCTACTTAGAAAAACATCTTCATTATATTTTTCAAATTCATTATCTACAGTCAATCCAAAATGTGGATCTGAAATCTGAATTACCATTTCATTTTCTTCACCATATGTATGCTCTGGCTTAGTAAAGTTTAATGGTTTTAAGTCTTTAATACTTTCTTTTATTAAGTCATTAAGAGACTCCTTACGAGCAAGAACTCTGATGTCTTTATTAAGAGAAGCTCTTAAATCTTGAAGCTTAATTCTTTCCTTTTTTAAATTCATTTCCTTTAAATCTAAATCAGAAATCTTTTTGTCAATTGCAGAATCTCTAACTACTTCTGGCAAAACTTCAATATCATCTATAACTATATTTTGTTCATTTTGAACATTACCTTTTGCTTTACGATACTTTTTAAATTTACTTCTAAGTGCTTCTCCACTGACGTAGTTATTCTCACTCGCAAGCGTATCCCAGCTATCACTAATTTCTTTATTATATTTTTTATAGCAAATATCTATTAGATTACTATTCATTCATAACCTCAATCAATATTTATTTTACAATTTTAACAATCACAATCGACCAGTGTGATTTTGTTTATCTCGTTAAATTTCTTCCCAATATCCACATAGACCACACACATTTATTACCTTATCGCAATAGAATTTTAGAAAATAACGTGGTTTTCCACAACAAGGACAAATTATATCTAAATCAATATTCAGTTTTTCTTCCATAATAAAAATCCTCCTTTAAATTAATTAAAGGGAATAAGGGATAGTAGGATTATAAAAATAGAACGCCCTCAAACGACTGATAATCAATACATTCAATAGCGTTATGCACAAAACAAATCCTACATAGTTTTTCTTACAAAAAAGAGCTGGACTTATAAACTGCCAACTCAGAAAGAGAGAGGAGAGTATAAAAAGGAGGGAGATTAATTAAAAATTATAACTTTATCCCTCCACGAAATGACTATTCTTCTGGTTCAACATCCTCAGTTTCTTCTTCTGTAATAGTAATTTTAACAGATGAACCTGAGAAATTCTTAGATAATTCATGCAAGGTTTTGATTCCTTCATCACCAGCATCAATAGAAATAGTATTATCTGTATTTACAGTAAGAGTTCCCTCAACTGCTAATTTATGAGTAATCTTTTTAATTTCACTGATTTTAGACTTTGCCATGTTTATAAATTCCACCTTATTATTTATTTTGTTAATGGGAATGAGTTTTAGGTCTTCATCCCGACCAATGGATATGGGTTTAAAGTCTCCATTCCGACTTAATATGCTTATGCTTTTGCTAATGTTTTCAATTTAGAACCAATTGTTGTCTTGACTGCTTGAGTAGCAGGGATAACCATCTTCTCTTTTGTAGAAGGGTTAGTGCCATTTCTCTGTGCTCGTTCTACTACTTTCATCCCAAAATATCCAACTAATTTAAATTCTTCTTTATTTTCAATAGCATACTCTAGAGTCCCCAGAAATGCCGTTAAATACTTTTCTGCCTCTTTTTTTGTACCATCTTCTACTAGTTCAGCCATCTTTGTAATAATATCTTGCTTATTCATAATTTATATTAATCTCCTTTTATTCTGTTTATTTTTATTTATTTTACATTTCCGCGAATACTTTACTAGCAGGGCTTCTCAAATCCTGATCTAGTACAATAATTCCAACTAATGGATTTCCTTTTCCACATTTAATTAATTTTACTAATCCATTATCCTGTTTATATTTATTCTCTGATTGCTTCCAATCGCCAGTAAATACAATACAAGATGTACTGCCAATTCTAGAACCAACCAATTTAATCAGTTTAGTATTCAGGTCTTCACTTTCGTCCATAATTACAAAACTATCATCAATTGATACCCCTTTTAAAAAGGTTGTAACATCCATCTTAATCTTTTCATCTCTGATTAAATTCTCAGAGTAGAACTGATTCTTAGGATCTTCTATATACTGTAAAAATGGTCTACAGTAATCAGCAATTTTTTCAGCCTTATCTCCAGGTAAAAATCCTATGTCTGCTCCATCGCTAGGCACTGGATTTCTTAGAAATAACAAAGTTTTATAATCCTCTTTAGCAACTACCATGTCTAATCCTACTTTTACAGACATAATAGTTTTGCCTGAACCAAATCCACCAGCCACAATCTTAATTGGAATGGATTTATTTTGTAGAAGGTCAAGTCCGCATCGTTGTAAACTATTCATACCCTTAATAACTTTAGAATTAGGTAATTTTAAATCTACAAACTTTACTCCATCAAAACGATGTTCAGAGGTTTTCCCTGTATCTGTATTATGTAATACCAGATATTCATTGACACTAAAATTATATTCCTCAATTTTATTTACATTATCAAATAAACTATTAATAAAATTTGTGTCTCCACTAAATTTCTTATATCCTTTGTAGACATCATTATCTTGTTTTTTATTTCCATATTTTTTATAAGGGATCTCTAATTCTTTGCACTTTTGTCTAAATAGAATATCATTACTTAATGCAATAAATGTATTATCTTTTGCATACAAATCTATTAGAACTGAAATAATTTTATTATCCATATTGTTTTTATCATAATGAGAGGGAAGATTATCACAACTGGTCTCATTGATTATATATGTAATTTTATCTTCATTAGCATCTATATCACGACATGCACGTCTTGCTTGACACCTTGCTTCTTCAGATTTACCATTGTGTCTTAAATTATCTAACTCCCCTGCTACATATCCAGCTAGATAGATATGATCAAATTCATCAAGTATTTCACTAGAATAATCCATGAATATATTTGAATCTATGTATGGTTTAACGACCAATACAAACCATTCCTCTACTATTTATTTTGCTATATTGTAATGTTACAAGATACTTTCACTGA